GCCCAGAGATGGGCGCGGAGCAGGCTGTCGTTGATGAGATCGGCGGTGCGGCGCACGGAGAGGAAGGCGAACTTCGGATCAGCTGTAGAGGTACGGTTGCCCCAGAGCCGGAAGCCGTCCTCGCGGATGATGGTGGCGACCTCGTTCTCGTTGAGGTGATTGGCCCGGCTGTTCGGATCGCCGAGCGCGAAGTCGACCGGCCGGGACGTGCCGACAATGCCGAACATCTCCTGGTTGGACGGCGACCACCAGAAGCCGCGGTCATTGTCGATGCGGGCGATCATGCCGGCGACGCGGGCGCTCGCCGGCTCCGAGGCGATGGCACCGTCACGCGCCACGAGCACCCAGGGATCGACGACGTAGACCCGGGCGCTGCCCCAGTCGCCTCTGAAGGCTATGGCGTCCGCATCCGAGGTGTTCGGTCCGTCGGCGATGATGACGGCCCGCAGGCGCTCGGCGATGCCGAGCAGCTCGGCCACCACGGCATTGGCGAGCGACCCTTCCGGCCCTGCGGCCTGCCGGTGGGTGAACCCGGGCGCGATAAGGATGCGTGGCGTGACGCCGAGGCGCGCCTGGGCGCCCATCAGGGCGTGCACGCCGGTATAGGTCCCGGTTCCGGGTTCGACACCGCCGATGACGTTGACCTCGGTCTCGGTCGCGTCGGCGCTCTCGGCGACACGGACCACCACGACCATGGCACCCGCCTGATCGAGGATGCCGTCGAGGGCGGCTGGCAGGGTGCCGGCGAAGTCGCCGGTGGTGTCGAGGCTGGCAAGGGCGGCAAGCGACCCGGCGACGAGGACCGGGGTATCGAGCGGGAAGGCCGTGGGATCGGCGTCGGGTGCCGTGCCGACCAGACCGATCACCGAGGACTTGACGGTGCGGATCGGCCGCGGGCCGGTGTCGATCTCGACGACCTCGACGCCGTGCAGGAACTGCTCGGGCATGCGGCTATGCCTCCCTAAAAACAAAAGACCCCGCCGGCGGGCGGGGTCGGGACGACTTCAAAGACGGAGCGCCGGCTACGCGGTGCTGGACGGCCATCCGGTATCGATCTCGGCGTCGTAAACGGCGACGACGGAGGTCCAGTCGGCGGCTGCGTCGAGCAGGAGGCCGATCGCGTCCTCACGGTCGTAGCAGGCCTGGACGAACGCCCCGGCTTGCAGGCCGACAGTGACGAGTCCCGGCAGATCGAGATCCGTGAAGCCGTCGAGGGTCTTCCACTTCGCGGCATAAGAACCCGGTCCGTTACGGGCCTCGACCTCGCGTGCCAGGACCACGGCACCGGTCAGGTTGGCTCGGGCTTCCTGGTCGGTGTGGAACCGCATACCACCGACCGCGACACCTCGCCCCTGCTCCTGGTAACGGCGGGCAGCCACGCGGGCTCGTGCCTGGGCTTTGATGGTGTCGAGTGACGGCGGTCGCAGCCCGTCCTCTTCATCGGCCACGTAGGCGGTATCGGCCCAGGCGTGCAGGGCCTGCGGAACCACCACCCAGACCAGGTCGGGATGGAATCGGTCGGACGGGTCCTCGCTCGTGAACTCGACGGCGAAGCCGTTATCGATCCGCGCCCACATGATCAGCCTCCCCAGGTGATGGTGACCCGCCCGACACCGCCAGGCCCGTTGCCGCCGCCGCCACCCTGCCCGGCTCCGTCGTTCAGGGCGCCCGCACCGGATCCGCGCATCCAGCCTCCACCACCGCCGCCGCCGATGCCGATCGCGTTGCCGCCGTCGGTCGCGTCGCCTGACTGATTGCCGCTATCACCCATGCCACCGGCGCCGCCGGTACCGTTCAGAATGCTGCCGCCAGCTCCGACGCCGCCAGAGCCGCCGTTGCGGTCGGGGTCGCTGCCGCCAGCAGACCCGCCAGTCGCTGACAGGAACGACCCAAAGCTGCTGGAGGCGCCGTTGCGGTTGCCGGAGGGCGCGCCGCCAGTCCCAACCGTCACGGTGTAGCTGCTGCCGGGAATCACGGTGTAGGCGCCCAGAGCACCACCACCACCGCCGCCACCTCCGGGCGACGGCCCGCCTCCTTCGTCATTGCCGCCAGCACCCCCGCCGCCGATCACCTTGACGGTGACGCTGGTGACGCCGGCCGGAGCCGTCCAGGTGAACGTCCCCGAAGTCGCATAGGCGGTGGATCCGGCTGGCAGGCGGGTCGTGAAACTGGTCGGCGCCGACCACGGCCCCCAACCGGTGACGAGGCCCTTGTGTCGGGCACGCCAGTGATAGGTCGTCAGCGCAACGAGGCCGCTGGACGCCACATGCGACGTAAGGTCTGCACTCTCGCCGCTGTCGTAGACGATGGTCCCGAAGCCGCTGTCCGTCGCCACCTGGAACTGTGACTTGGCGTGCGTATCCCCAACGCCTGGAATAAAGAACGCCGAGGTCTGGAGAGTGGGCGCAACCGCCACTTCGGTCGCCGCGTTGGCCGGAGCGGTGTTGGTCGGTGCCGCCGGCACCGCCTGTGTGCTGAAGACGGTCGGGCTGGAGTAAGGCGACCAGCCGAGTGCGGCCCCCTTGTAGCGAACCCGGAAGAAATAGGCGGTCTGATCCTGCAGGATGCCGGCCGGGACCGCGTGACTGGTCTTGCTGGACGAGGTCTCTCCGGTATCGAGCACGATGGCGGTGAAGGCGCTGTCGGTGGCCACCTGCCACTGCGACGCCGCGTGGGTGTCCGTGCCGCCGATCACCGTGAAGGCCGATGCCTGCACGGTCGGCACGACCGACGCGCTGGTGGTTCCGGCGGCAGGTGCCGTGTTGGTCGGCTGCTGGACGTACTGGAACACAGAACCGGTCGCGAACGCGGTGGGCTCTGACCAGGGCGACCAGGTGCCGTCCAAGTCCTGATAGCGGACCTGCCAGAAGTAGACGGTGTCCACGGCCAGGTTGCCGGCAGGAATGGTGTGGGTGTTGCTCGCGATGCCCAGCAGCGACGAGTACACGACGTTGACCATCTCGGCCTCGGTCGCCACCCGGAATTCCTGCTTGTCCTGGGCAATGCCGTAGAGGCTCCGGTAGGCGCTGCCCACCAGCGGCACGGTATCGTTCAGGCCGGTAGCACCATCGGCCGGGGATAAGTTGATCGGCTGGGCCACGTCCCAGGCCCGCCCGGCCGTGTCGCCGGGGAAAGCCACCATGTGGAACACCGTCATGTCCAGGGCGGATGGACCATTGGCCATCTCCAGGCGGAACTCGACCAGGCTTCCGCCGACCACCCGGTACTCCTCGTCGCGGGAGTTCTGCGCGCGGGCGACCGTCCCGAGCAGGGTGGCGTCCTGCCATGCGCCACCGGTGCCGGCGACCCGGTACTGGAGGCCGAGCGTGCCGTCACTGTCGTCGCGGCGGATAACCACGCGACCGTCGCCGTAGTACCGCAGCGATCGCACGGGGCGGGAATAGAAGACGCCGCCGTTCTTTGCGACCGCGTAGCCCGCACGGACGTCCCACGATGTGCGGGCCAGGGTTGCGCCGTTCAGGCTGACCGACAAGACCTCGCTCGCGCGGAACCGAACCGGCGAGAGGATCGCGGATACCGTCACCGGATAGGCGACACCGGTGCCGGAATAGATCGCGTAGGTGCCGCCGATCTGGAGTTCCGAGGTGTCCGACACGTCGATGCTCTCGTCGCCGGCGACGGTCTGCACGACCGTGACCGGAGCCATGTCTCGCCACTCGAAGCCCTGCGAGAACAGTTCGAAGTCGTAGCCCTCGTCCCCGTACTCCCAAGCGAGCGGCACCGCCCGGCCGACGGAACCGACCGAGCTCGCCTCGAGCGTCTCGACCCGGGCGTCGACCGCGCTCACGGCCGATGCGGTGCTGTCGGCTCGCTGCTTCAGGTAGAGGGTGCGCTCGGCCAGCTGCTTATGGGGCAGGTTGTCGACCCCGTCCGGACCGCCGGCGACCGGGTCGTCCACGGCCAGTTCGTACACGTCCGGGAAGCCCGGCGTGGCCACATCGGGAAGGTTCGCCATGTCGTGTGTTCCTCAAACCAGCAGTTCCCAGCTGTCCCCGATCTCCATGTCCGGGGTCTTCAGGATCGGGTTGCGCACCTTGCGGGCGACAAGCTGTCCATCCGCGGTGAACAGGCCGATCTCGGTGATCGCCATGCCGTTGGCCTCACCGCGCAGCAGCTTGTAGGTGAAGCGCAGCAGACGCGGGTTGGCGGGGTCCATCTCGAAGCCGGACAGCGCCTTGACGTAGGCGCCGGTAAGCGCGGTATCGCCCGCAGCCTCGGGCGCGGTCCCGGTCCCGAAGCCGATCCGTGCGACCACCTTGTCGGCGTTGCCCGTCGCCAGCAGTTCGCGCAGGGCCGTGTAATAGCCGTCGACGATCACGGGCTACCTCTCGGGTCGTGGATTGTCTGTTTGATTGAGGCCAGGCGGGCCGCCTACATGACGCTGAACGTGCCCGCCCCAGTAAACGTGTGGTACGTGAAGACACCGTCCGTCGTGACGGCGCCACCGCTCCCCTTCACGGTTGTGCCGGAGTACGCGAGGACCACACAGCCGGCGGCACCGCTGCCACCGTTGGAGCCGCCGTAGTTCGGGCCGCCGCCGCCCCCGCCGCCACGGGCGGTCGCACTCTGGCCAGGGCCATAGACGCCGTTCCCCATGACACCGGCACCGGCA